AGCCAGTAATCAACCCAAGCCGATGAAGTCATAGTTGTTGTACCCGTTTTTAATTGCGGGTTTGTGCTAAATTGATTGCGGATAAAGTTTTCACTGTTATCGTTAAAGTTAAATGTGAACGTTTCGTCACCCTGCGCTGAGCCTGAAATTCTCACCTTATAGTTACCAGAGCTATCTGACTTAATAAATGCTGCGTTAGAGGACGTGACGGTTGTACTACTGCCACCCCACAATGTTCCGCTAAGTTGAATCTGTCCATTTTGGAGATACCAGACTGCAGCCAACGAACCTGTTCCAATGTTGGGTTCTCCAGAACCTCCACCGAATCCTCCGGAAACAATACCGTTCGCTTTTGCCGTGGCGTTAGCTGACAGCTCGGTGTTTCCATCGGTGCCACCAATTACCTGCGAAAGCGTGAGAACTGGATGGGATCCCGTTGCGGTTGCATTAAGTTTAATCTTTGAACCGGGTGATCCCGCATTGTGACCGTTAGCCGAGTTAATTGCTGATGACAACTGTGTCATTGCGTAGTATCTGTTCACGCCTTCAGCCTGATTTAGAACATAGTTGAAGTTCACGTGGCCAAGACCATTTAGAGTACCAGCGGTAGAACCTGAGTTTGCGTGGTAAGTTTTAGTGGTTCCATCGGTGGCTACAATTGTGTATGTCGAGCCGGTGAGTTCGGTGATCAGGTGATCCATAGATGTAAAGTCGAGAGATGCTGTTGCAACTATTTGCGTTGCATCAGGGAAAATAAACATTCCGAAGGCGCCTGCATTAGTGTTATTGCCGGGTGCTCCTCCGCCTGCTCCAGTACCCGGTGTAGAGCCAGAAACAATCCAGCCTGCAGCGGCTTCGCCACCAGAAGCTTTACCTTTGGAAGTCTGTTGCCCAAGAAGGCGAACGTAAGTAAGAGGGGCTACATTCGAGTTCAGGAACGCTTTTGCTGCATATGTACCGTACATAGGTGACTGATAATTGCCATCGCGATAAATATCACCACCGCCGAAGCCCGGCACTGTGTCACCAAAGGCGTTGACGAAATCTGAATATGATTCGATCCTCACAGGCTCCATAGCCTTACCCTTTTTGGAACGTCCAACAATCACGGGTCCAATCGCGTCTGGCGATTGTGGAATAAAGGAGTTATCAATCTCGTTGATAAATACCCCTGGAGATACGAACTTAAAGTTTTTAACTGACATGTTTACTATACCCTCTTTTTGTTATAATTTCGAAAAATCATAAGTTAATCATCAGTAAATAGTTAACGCATTTTCAAAAGTCTTCATGCTGTTAAAGAAAATGATTGCAGTTCAGGAACTAATCTTCAATGAAACTTGGATCACCAGGAAATGGAACCGATTCACGTGGAAATGTAATCTCCACAGCATTTTCTTCTATCTTTACAATCTGGCGATCGTCGTTATTGCCCTCGCCGATAAGATATCCAAGCACTTTTATGCTAATATCCGTCGAAAACATACGAATATCCTCATTTAGTGTCGCGACGTTGTTGTTGTGAGCAAAGTCTTGATTTATAAACGCCTCATAAAGATGCCCATTACGACGCATTACAAAAGAATTGATTTGTCCAGTGCGCCCAATAAAAGGAGCAATTAAATCATTCATCTGTTGTTGGTATTCTGTTTTAATTGTTATTTTATACTCAACATCAACATATACTGGGATCGGAATTGATAAAGTTTGAATTACAATTTTTTTATTTACTCGGGGATAGTATTTTTGAAATTCTGTATTTTTTGGCAGCTGTCTCATGGCTGATGCAGCCGCGAAATTTCTTGTTTTGTCCTGCACAATACGACGTGCAATGACAATTCTGCCAGTTCTGCCGTCTTTGTCATTCGAATATACTTGAGCCTGATAGGCGCCCTTGTTTTCAGGATTCTTTACGATTCCAGTGCGCTCGATGCTTATAAGAGGTAATTTTAGGGCGCCCTGTTGATCCCTAAGTTCTTTGTCGTTTTTAATTTGGAATGCTCTTTCTGGTGATTGCCACAAAACCGGAACTGCAACTCTGCCCTCGTTGGTGCGCGCAGTTAACGATAAGTCCTTTTTTAACCACGAAGTAATCGAATAATCAATGTCCTCTATTGTCGATGCTAACATGCCTATTTCTTCAAGCCCAAGAGAGCCGGATTTCGGCAAGTCTGGCAACATTGCAAAATCAAAATTATCAGGAAGCATCGAATAAGCCCTTTCTGGCGCGTTTACAAATCGCAGAGATTTCAAAAGTGTGGTTAACTTGCCCGAAAAGTTTTCGGGGCTCTGATAACTTAACTATTTCGTAATATGTTTTACCATATAAAATAAAATCACCTTCTCTCACAAACAAGTCTTGATCTTCGGTGAGTCGACGGCGATGAAAGTGGACTGTTACAACAGAGTCTGCGTCTATTGCCATGCCTTCAAGATAACTTGTTGACTCGTCTTCAAACTTTACCATAGCATACACACGGATTGGGGAAAGGTAAGTTTTCTCAATAGCCTCTCCATACATGTCGTGAAAATTTGTACGCTCCATATCAATGGCATAATATAATATCGCTTGCCCAATAACGTTTTCGACAAGCTCATCATTGACTTGTTTTACTAAATCTCTTTCTTTTTTGCCAAGAAATAGCGGAGGTGGCGGCTGATCTGGTCTTTTCCATTCGTTTGACATTTAAATTACCCCACAAAAATCGGCACAGGAGAAAACACAAACGTCTTGGATGCTGATTCTGCTTTATCTGCCGATATCTTAACCAATTCTTGGTATTCCATCTCTTTAAGCATTTCTCTAAGTTTTTCTTTCAAATCTCTTTGCTCTTCTTTTGCTTGATTAAGAAGCTCACCATGATTTAGAGTTACAGCATCGCCGGGAATAGGAATAGTCTGAAATTTACCTCGTATTTGCCCTAACATCTCTTTGCATAATGCTAATGCATATTTGCGAATCCATTGCTTACCGATAGAGTTGATGCTGTTGTATGGCAAATTGTCGTACGGTAACGTATTCATATTGTTGACTCCAAGCACACCATCGTCATAGCCGGCTTCGTCGGAAGTTGCATCCTGCTTGATATAGAAATTAAACCAAATTTCATTATTTTCATATGGAAAATTCATCGGATCTGGGTATAATCTCAGTCTATTGTTCTTTAATTCATAAGAATAGTGCGAGGTTCTTGTGTAAATTGAATCCTCATACATAATCGCTTGCAATTTGTTTTGCCAAGTTGGAATAAGTTCAAAAGTTGAATCATCTGCAAACTGTCCGTATGTGCTTAAGTTCCCGACAACTCCGACGCCGCCGTAATAGCCGTAAAAACGCCACATTGCTCGCGGAGTCTTAAAAAAGACTTTAGTGACAAATATTCTTTTAGTGCCAACAGAGCCCGAAAACGGAACACTGTTTCCAGACTCATCTTTTCCTGTACTAGAGGCAGTTTCGATAATTGACTGTAAATCGTAATCTTGTACGTTTGCTTCGGGAACAAATGAGCCCGAATAAATTCGAGTTGTGCCACCAAATCCAGATTTAGTCGACATACCATCGCCTACGCGCTGAGCATATGAAACCTGAAACCTTGGAAATCTCAAATTTGAGCCTGTTGGGCCCGTTAGAAGCTCGCCCTTGTGATTGAACGTGCCTGTAACATCTCCCAGCGAGTCACCGAGGGCGTTTTTGCTCTGGTGTAAATTAATAATGTAAGAATATTCCAGCACCGCCTCTTCGTAGGCTGAATATACATTTGCCGGTGTGAGTTCAATGTCAACAACATCTCCACCCAGCTTCTTATATACATAATTAACTTGAAGAGCAGCGCCACTTAAAAAGTCTACAGAACCTGTATAAATACCAAACGGTACCGCTGCGCCTACGTTAGCGGCAGATCCCGTAGATGTAAGAATAACAGCGCTGGTTGTTGATTTTGGACTAAGATTGGTTGGCATTAAAGTGGTTCCCCTCCCATTAAATAGTAAACAGCATCACAAAACTCAATCCACCGAAACGTTTATTTTATGCGGTTGTAGTGTTGGCTTTCTTTTTAGTGGTTTTACGTCGACGTGTTGTTGTTTTCTTAGTAGTTTTGGGAGTGGTTGTTGTCTTAGTTTTAAGTCTTGGTTTGGTTGTCGTAGTCGTCGTTTCAGTTTTGGGAGTAGCCGGTGCGGCGACAGTTTTCGTGGCAGTTGTATCAACTTCAGTGACAGTTATTCCCGGGGCTTGTGTTGTGACTGTTTCAGCTACCGGCGCTGTTGTCGTAGTCGGCTGCACTGGGG